TGCTATGCACCAGCCCATGCGTGCTTCCTTGGCATCTAACTCACCACAGGATAAGCAGGTGGTGTAGCCGATACCGGCTCTACCTGCACTGATTGGTTCACCGCATTTGCGACATAACATTGTTAGCTCCTTGTTATTTAGCATCTATTTGTTGTTGGCGATCTTGATCGCAGTCGTAATCACCACGGGCTTCTTCGGCTGTACCGAATGAGACATCCCACCACTCACTGGTGTCGCCGTGTTCTTCTTCGTACTGCTCACGCATTACTTCGTACTCATGGCGTTCTTGTTCGCACATGGCTTCTCTCCTTTGTAGTTGGTTGGCAGTTGGTGGGTGTCGCACTTGCACGATGCGGTAATACGAACCCATTACCCATTGCTTTGCCACATCAATCTCCTAGGCTAAACACATAACGGATAGCAAAGTAGGTGCAAGCTATCCACACGAAGATCTCAAGGGCACGCACCATGCTGGCTTCACTCATTTGTTTTCTCCCTGTAGCGTTTGAGGGTTGATAGCATCTGGTTGATGTAGACCAGTGCCTCTTGTGGTGTGAGGTATGTGTCGCCCCAGAGTGTTGCTTGATATGGGTTGTTGCTTTGGTTGTACCTAACAGTGTTAGGTCGTTGTCGTTGTGGCATGGTTCTCTCCCGATAAAAGTTGCTTTTTCACTTTATAGTATATTGTATCACATTATAGTGTCAGGATCAAGTATTCTGGTCGTCGGTGTGACCAGATTTGGGTTTCCTGTTCCTTGGTTGGGTGCGTGCTCTTACTGCGTTGGCATACTTGGTTTCGTAGTCCACACCATGCACCTCTTGCACCTTACGCAGTAGTCGCTTCCATGCGGTGTCGAAGCTAATCAGGCAAAAGTAGTCCTTGGTGAATAGCTGCTCATACTTAAGGCGCAATCCGTCATACGAATAGATGCCTCTACCAGCACAGAAGTCTGCGTGTAGTTGGTTGGCCATGGCTGTGTTGGCGAACTGGGTCTTGAGCCGTTGTGGTGCTGGCTTGATGAATTTGTTCTTGCTACCCTTGGGACGAGGCATGGTGTGTTCCTTTGTTGTTAAGTTTGGGTAAATCTATTATAGCGGGGAAAATGGGGGTTGCAAGGTGTTGTTAGGAAAAAACGGGGTAATGTTAGGAAAAAGGCCATTTTGTTAGAGATAGCTTAACAATATGAAATCGCTCAGTGGTGCGGGTTGGAGTAGTAGTTTTTAATAATAATAATAAAGTTAGATAGAAAGTATTATTGAGAGGCTTCCTTGCAATCCTTCGCTATGCACTGCGCGAGAGGGGTCTTTCTGTCTTGCCCTCATTCACAATAATAGATTTGCCCTAACATTACATACAATACACGGAAACCCGCGCCAGTACTGGGCTAGCAATGTTAAGCACTACGCTAACAAAGCCCTATTTTCCTAACATTGCTTCTAACAAAGCACTAACAGTGTTAGGTCGTGCCCATTCCCGCCCTCCCTCACTTCCCCATCGCGTCCATGAGAACTATCACTTATAGGTATTGACATACCTGTTTTTCTTGTGGTATGCTGCGTGCAGCATAGGACGTAGCGAAACTTAAAGTACTTTGTTAACAGTGTTAGGTCTCGCGTATTAGGTGCAGGTCGAACCGGTACTACTTACCACTCGCGTCCATGAGAACTATCATTTCTACACCCCGCCTAACAGTGTTAGGTCGGGGCAATAAAAATTCGGACGAAAAAAACCCGCCTTTCGGCGGGTCGGGTGAAGCGGAAACTGCGGGCGCACATTCTACAAATTCTGTCCCTTCCGGCGGGGGCTTTCGCCCCCGCTTGGTATTACTTGGCGTTAAGTAAGCTGATATCTACACCAAGCTCACGCAATGCTTCGGCGATCTTGGTATTGGCACGCTTTACTTTGTCCTCCAGATTTTCCTGCCGCTGATTGAACTTGAACAGAGTGGACAAGTCCTCGATGTTGCGGGTGAGCGGTGAGCGGTTATGCTTTGCACCGGATTCGCCCTGTTCGGCTTCGGTTGTCTCGCCCGCCTCTGCTGATACTTTAGCAGGTGCAGGATAACGCTGAAGCTTTGCAACGGAACGGATGCGAGCCCAGATGGTGCTAGGGTTAGTGTGCTCGGGGTTGATGGCTTTCAATGCCTCGAAAAACATTCCCTTCTCTTTGCGCACTTGCTTGCCCTCGTCAGAGGTATCAGTGCCCGACAGATCGAACCAGTCAAAGGCAAAGACTTGGTTCAGGGCAACCGCATAGCGGGTGTTAGCACCATAGGCGGCACGCTGTGCCTCTGCCGCACCCAGACGGGCGGCGGCCAACTCGGTTGCAAGCGCATCATTGGCAGGAACTACGATTACGTTTTCCATTTGTATTACTCCTTGAATTGTTAAAGAACTTGCTACGCTGAATCACATTTGATCCAGTGATTGAACTATAGCATTCTGTATCACAGTTTCCGAAGAATAAATGGGGTATCCCATAACATTGTTAGGCCGAGGCCATATAGCATAGGGGCACCCCCCAAATACAGTTTGGGACTCCATGGTTCACCTATACTCTATAATTCGCACGTTATATGGGCCGATTTAACAAAGTGGGGGTACCCCCTTTCATTTTGTGATACGCAATACCCGCTTGTCCGGCACAAAACCCACCCCCTATAAAAAGTTTCGGTACCATATTGACGGGGGGTATATTTTTGTTACCATGGCTTCACCTGATGCACTTAAACCTACTGGACTCATCACCCTGCTATGGCTGTAGAAATAGAACCGACCAAGGATATACCTCTGCCGTATACCGAGGCCGCAGACAAATCGGATACCTTTAAAGAGAGTTTAGAGGTGACTGCCAACACCGTCACGGCGTTGGAGCAGCTAGGTGCGCCCCCTGAAATCGGGGCAGACGATGCGTTTGCCACAGCAGAGCTGCTGAAGAAGGCGATCAAAAAACAGGACAGCAAAGCACTCCAGCAATCATCGGTTGCCTTTGGTGCGAAAGAGTTCGTCCGTACATATAGTGCACGACTGGCGGTTGAGGTGTCCGACATTCGGACTGCACTGACCAACAAACTTTTAGAACTGGCCAACTGCGGCGATCCGAGGTTCGAGCTCAAAGCGCTGGAGCTCTTGGGTAAGCATAGCGATATTGCCCTCTTCACTGAGCGCAGCGAAGTTACCGTCAACTACAAGAATTCCAACGACCTTGAGTCGGCCATTAAGGACCGCATCCGTCGTATCCTCCACTCAAGTGCAGTGGACGTAGAACCCATAACCCCAAGTGCTGATAATCTGGATAGCGTGTTCGGTCCGGAGCGCATCCGTGTGGAAGAAGGAGAGATCATTGATGGCGACGCACAATGACATTACGGGTGATGCACTCATCACCAAGGCCTCAAACGACAACTACCGCAACAACTATGACCTCATTTTTGGTAAGAAAAAGAAGGACGTAGAGGATGTTACCCTCACTGATGAGGGTAAGACGGAAGAGCCACAGGCTGATGCTAAGTAAAGAGCTCGATGACCTGCTGAATCGGGTGTCCCTGAAGGACATCCCGCAGATACTTCAGTTTTTGCCGGAGTCGGAGCAGACTAAACTGCTGGAAGACTTGGAGCTCTTGGGCAAGCTTAAGACCAAGGAGCTGGCGCAGGACAAGTTTATGTCCTTCGTGAAGCAGGTGTGGCCCAACTTTATCAACGGACAACACCATGAGAAGATGGCAGCAGCATTTGAACGAGTGGCGAGCGGCGAAGTTAAACGCCTTATTATCAATATGCCACCTCGACACACTAAGTCAGAGTTTGCGTCTTATCTCCTACCGGCTTGGTTCTTGGGCAAGTTCCCTCAGAAAAAGGTCATCCAGACCTCTCACACCGCTGAATTGGCCGTCGGTTTTGGTCGGAAGGTACGTAACCTCGTTGATTCAGAGATTTATAAAACGATTTTCCCGGGGGTGGGCCTGCAAGCCGACTCTAAAGCTGCCGGTCGGTGGGCAACAAACTCTGGTGGTGACTATTTCGCTATCGGTATCGGGGGTGCTGTTACCGGTAAAGGTGCCGACATCCTCATCATCGATGACCCGCATTCGGAACAAGAAGCGGCGCTTGCCGAGGTTAACCCGGATATCTACGATAAAACCTATGAATGGTACACATCAGGCCCAAGACAACGTCTGCAACCGGGTGGATCCATCATAATAGTGATGACTCGGTGGTCCAAAAAGGACTTAACCGGGCAAGTTTTGAAGTCTGCGGCCCAAAGAGAGGGAGAAGACTGGGAAGTTATTGAGTTTCCGGCTTTGTGGGACGACGATACACCCCTTTGGCCCGAATTTTGGACCCAAAAAGAGCTTTTAGCCCTCAGAAATGAGCTTCCAGTAGGTAAATGGATGGCTCAGTATATGCAACAACCCACTTCTGAGGTCTCCGCCATCGTCAAACGGGAGTGGTGGAAGATATGGGAGGAGGAAAGACCCCCATATTGCGACTTTATTATCCAGTCTTGGGATACGGCCTTCCTCAAAACCGAGCGTTCTGACTTCTCGGCGTGCACTACATGGGGTGTTTTCTATCAGGACGACGACACTGGACGGTCTCAGGCCAACATCATTCTGCTAAATGCCTTCAAGAAACGTATGGAGTTCCCAGAATTAAAAAAGAAAGCATACGAAGAATATGATGAATGGCAGCCAGATAGTCTGATAATAGAAGCGAAAGCATCGGGGGCACCTCTCGTGTTTGAGTTGCGGGCGATGGGCTTGCCAGTACAAGAATTTACCCCGAGTAAGGGTAACGACAAGATATCCCGCTTAAACTCGGTGGCTGATATCTTTGCCTCGGGCCGAGTTTGGGTTCCAGAAACGCGCTGGGCTGACGAGCTGGTGGAAGAAGTAGCTAGTTTCCCGTCAGGCGAGCACGACGACTTAGTAGATAGTATGACACAAGCGCTACTTCGGTTCCGCCGGGGTGGTTTCCTACGACTTGAGTCCGACTACGAGGACGAGATGCCAACCTTCCGGGGTAAGGGCGCTGCGAAGAGGTTCTATAATGTCTGAGATGTGTTACAAGAAGGCCGTTCACGACGCATACCCGCTGCGGAGCCAGTTGTGGGACATCATCAGTGAGACCGACCCTAAAGCTTGGGTGTCTTACTACAACTTCGAGGCGCTACCGGTACCGATGGAGCTCATTGACGACCCACTGCTGGTTCGGCTGGAAGAAAAGCGGGACTTTCAGTGTGGGCTGCTCAAGATTCCGCCTCACACAGTATATAACTGGCATGTGGATACTGATCGCCACTGCGGCTTAAACATGCTAGTGTATGACGATGGTCAAAGTAAGTGTATATTTGCGCCAGAAGGTTTGAAAATCGTGATGCCAGCCGTAGAGTTACGGTACGCTCCGAATACATTTTATGCGTTTAACACCAAGGTTATGCACACAGTCATCAACTTTACGACGCCAAGATACATGTTCAGCCTAGAGTTCATAGGCAAGGACTACGGCCTGACGTACGCTGAGTTGCTGGCTGATCTCAAGGAACTAGGCTATGGCAGCTAACATCGATAAGGGCTTATATGCGGCCCCTCTGGGTATTGAAGAACTGGCAATGGAGGAAGCTCCGTTAGAGATTGAGATTGAAGATCCGGAGTCGGTGACTATCGGTATCGATGGCGAGCCCATCCTGACTATTGAGCCGGAGGAAGAAGGTTCCGACGAGTTCAACGCTAACCTTGCAGAAGAGCTGAGTGAAAGCGTGCTGCAGTCGCTGGCAAGCGACCTCATTAGTGACTTTGATGACGACATCAGCTCGCGCAAAGACTGGATGCAGACTTACGTCGACGGTCTTGAGTTGTTGGGTATGAAGATTGAAGACCGCGCTGAACCGTGGGAAGGCGCCTGTGGCGTGTACCACCCACTGCTGGCCGAGACGCTGGTCAAGTTCCAAGCCGAGACCATGATGGAGACTTTCCCCGCCGCGGGTCCAGTTAAGACTGAGATCATCGGTAAGGAAACGCCAGAGAAGAAAGACGCCGCGCTGCGTGTTCAGGATGACATGAACTACCAGCTGACGGACGTGATGAAAGAATACCGCCCTGAGCATGAGCGCATGCTGTGGGGCTTGGGTCTGGCAGGTAATGCCTTCAAGAAAGTCTACTTCGACCCAGCCTTTAATCGCCAAGCAGCTATTTTTGTACCGGCTGAGGACATGGTGGTCCCTTACGGCGCCTCTAACCTAGAGACCGCTGAGCGCGTGACCCACGTCATGCGTAAGACCAAGAATGAAGTCCTGAAGCTGATGGAAGCTGGCTTCTACCGCGAGGTAGAGCTGGGCGACCCAGTCAATACGCTGGACGACATCGAGAAGACCATCGCTGAGAAGCAGGGCTTCCGCGCTACATCCGATGACCGCTACAAGTTACTTGAGATGCACGTCGTGCTGGACCTGCCCGGCTACGAGCATGAGGATGAAGACGGCGAGCTGACAGGCATCGCCCTGCCTTACGTGGTAACTATTGAGAAGGGCACGAGCAACGTGCTCGCTATCCGCCGTAACTGGCAACCTGACGACGACACTTATGCAAAGCGCAACCACTTCGTACACTACCCATACATCCCGGGTTTTGGCTTTTATGCGTTTGGTCTTATTCATCTTATTGGGGCTTTTGCCAAGTCTGGTACTAGCCTGCTTCGTCAGCTTGTGGACGCTGGCACTCTTAGTAATCTGCCCGGTGGTTTTAAAACGCGGGGCCTACGGGTTAAGGGTGATGACACGCCGATAGCCCCGGGTGAGTTCCGTGATGTGGAC